AGACAATCGGGTCATATAGCTTGATAGTCACGTCCTGCCATTCACCCTTACCCTTTACTTTACGCTTGACGTTGATGTGGTCAAGTGTGATTGGGTTGAAGTTGATATTTGGTCTGCTCGCACCCTTGATAAGGTAAGCAGGAACGCCTTCAATGTACATGATAAACCTATTCGCAAGTTTAGGTTCATATGGGGTAAAAAATACTTCGGTAGGATCGAGTAATTCAGCCATTTATTTCTCCAAGTTTGAAAATCTCTCTTTCACATAAATATGGTTGCCAGAAAAAAACATCAGAATAGATTCCACATAATACGTTCCGCATCCGGTCTACTGATTGAGATGTTGTGTTTCTTAGCAGTATCTCTAATCCAAGTCTGACAATCCTTCATAAATGTCTTTGCCATATCAGAGTAACGTTTCATTTCAGTTTTGAACTGAGGATTCTTCATCACTTCTTTTTCAAGGATAGGATAATTTGTACCCGTGTCTTCTGATATGTCATAACGCACTTCTTCGTGTTCGATGTCATAGTATAATGATACAGGAACCTTTGCCGTTATGGCTACACTCATTTTCTTTCCTTCTACATTTATCATATCAGTGTAACGCTTATCAAATTTCTTATAGTTGCCGGTATCTGCACGTAGTCTATCAACTAGGAAGTTTGTTTCAGACTCGTTGAGTGTTGACTCTTCCTTCATCTTACCAAGTTCTTCCTCGGCTTCTTTTAGTAATTGTCTTCTCGATGATAGTTTCATTTGTATTTCCTTTTGTAAAAATTGGGGAGCCCGTTAGGACTCCCCATTTATTTCATTAGGCACCAGGGAATGCCGCACCTGTTGATTGAATGTTGAAGTCAAGAATGATGAATTCAGCAGTCTTAGCCGGTTGTAGGAACAACTGACCATACAGGATGTTACGGTCGATGATGTCAGGTGTATTGTTCGACTCGTCCATGATAACACGGAAGGCATAAAGACCTTGACGTTGTTGGATTGACTCAAGATATGGAGTAACAATGTTCAGGAAGCGTGTACGTGTTTGTGTTGTGTTTTGTTCGAACACAAGGTAACGTGTAGCGGATGCGATGAACTTCTTAGCTGCAATCAAGAGACGACGAACATTGATACGGTCAAGAGCAGATGGACGACCTTGAAGTGTCTTCTGACCCCATACACATACTCCTGTTGATGGGAATACTGCGATTGGGTTGATACGTGATTCATAAAGTTCATCACGTTCAGCGTGTGTCAGACGTGTCTTCACTTCAATAACTTCTGTGAGACCACCACGATTCAAACCAGCAGGAGCGAACCATTCAGCAGCAACACGGTCGTTGAAAGCGATAACACCAGGAAGAACGACTGAAGGTGGAACCCAAATTGGCTTGTTTCTATCGAAGTCAAGAATCTTGACCCAAGGATAGTATGTAGCGGCATAATTTGAATCGAATCCTTCTGTTGTTGATTTAGCAGCAGCAATATTTTCATTGATACCAACCAAATCCATCACATAGAAAGCATCACCACGGTCTTCGCAAACATCCTTCGCGTATGTTGTAATAGGTGAGTGGAGTGAGTGAACAACACCCGGTGTCACAATCATGTTGATGTCAAATTCATCAGGGTTAGATACAGCATCAATTGCCTTCTTGTATGAATCATATCCATCGGCTGAAGTCGTTGAGATGTCAAATCCCTGTGTGTTTCCTGACAACATATATGTACCTGTCTTCTTCTGAAGGTTTGGCTTGTGTCCATCAAATCCACCTTGGAACGGAAGCATAAACTTACGTGTATCGAGGGCAGTGTTTGATGTCAAGTCAATTGAGGCACTATATGATGTTGCTGCAGCTGGGAATCTAGCGCCAGCGGCCTGTTCGTAATCACCAAGATAGAAGTCTACATTTGAGCCAGTTGTTACACCCGAGGCAGGAAGTGGACGTAGATAATTGAAGTTATCATTCGACGCAAAATCATAATCAAATCCGTAATATACACGACGGTTGTATGAACCACCTGTGATTTGGTTTGCCTTATATGTTACAACAGCTGGTTGTGTGAACTGTTCTGGTATCGGTGTCTTAGGAGCACGGAATCCAAAAGGAACAAGTGTTGGTGTAACACCACCATTTGTTACTGCTTCAGTTGTCTCTACACGGATATACTTCGACTTGTTCGAGTAATCACCATTTACAACAACCTTACCTTCATCTGTGATTGTGATGTAACGATCACCAATTACACGTGCGATATACTTAGGTGAGTTCGGGTCAAGACTAACTTTGAACTGTTCTACGACGTTTGGACGAAGATCATCATCTTCTGTGTTGAACGGTGTCTGTGGAAGTTTTGATTGATCCACAAAACGAACAAGAACATCGAAGTCACCATACTCAGAACCAGCGATTGTTCCAGCTGGACGGATGTTTGCAATACCAACCTTTACTTCGTAGTTAGCATGAATACCGTGAGAAAGTGTGTGGAAACGGAAAAGATCTTGTGTTATGTTTCCAACCTTCTGTGATGTAACCCAAGGAGTTGACGCCTCAGAATAATCTTGTAGGAAGTTCCACGGTGATGATGTTGAACCGGTTTCAATCAGTACAGTTGTTGCTGGGTCAAGTGACAATGAAGAAGATGCTTGGTATCTGAAGTTTACGTAGTTGTAAACAGCATGAGTTCCATATGGGTTGTAACCGTAAAGGTCACCAATATATGCAGTTGACTCAGGATTGATAGAGGCACTGAAAGGAACACCATCTTCGTTTATTGCATTTGTAAATGCTGATGTATCGGTTGCAAAGTCACCGGCAACTGTTAGAACAAAACTACCACTCTTATTCGCTGACAGTGTTGAATCCGCAAACAAACTTGTTGAATCACCACTCGTTACAACAAATGTAGGGTGGAGGAAAGAAATCAATTTCTTACCCCAACTACCTGTTGCAACAAGAGCGATAGGATGCTTCAATTCGTATCCACCTGAACCGAGGACACGAACGATTGTTGCACTACCCGCATTGTTTAGGTAGCTTTTAGCTGTATATGGAAGGTATGACTGCTCATACGTTCCACCAAAATGTGTTACGAAGTCATTATATCCTTGAACTACCGTAGGAACAAAAGCCGGCCCCTTCATTGTTGGGCCGATAAGTGCTGCACCAATCTGTGCGATTCCCTGTGGTAGAAACGAAAGATCCTTCTCGACCGTAAACACGCCAGGACTTACAATTCTTTCATTAGCCACTATTTATCTCCAAAAAATTGTGTAATTATCTCTTCTATAAATATGGGTGAAAACCCCCAAACTTATTGAGTAGATGGTATAAATTTACCTGAGTCCAAGTCTAAAACTCCGTCGCCGTATTTTTCGTTCAATGATGCAACAAGCTTCTTCTCTTCGGCTTGAAGTTCATCATATGTAGTAAATAAGCTCTTACGTAAGTCTTCGATTTGCGTGAGTCTCTTTCTCAAGAGATGAAGTTCAACTTCGACTTGACCGATTTGTGCTGTGTTTGTTGCGTAGCGAGATTGTAAATCTTTCACTACCTGAATGTCTTCCGTTTGGAATTCTTTTGCCACGTTGTCTGACATAAAAACCTCTTTAGTTTATTGAAACAAGTATACCGATAAATATCAATCATTTTCCGTAGGATACACGTCTGGGCTGTTGCGAAGAGAAATTTCCGTGAAATCATTGAGTCTTCTACTCAACTCATCCACATTCGTATTATCAACGTCGTTCAGATTCTTGAACCCGGTACCTTGACCAGCTAGGTCACTCATAACACCGTCTATACTTCTGAATGCCTCAGAGACAAACTGTATTTTGTTTGCAGAAACAACTCGCTTTGTTGTATTTTGAGCAGCAACCGTCTTTGGTAACAGATAACCGTGAACAATCAACTGAAATGAAGCCCTTACTAATCTATCCTGTCCCGTAGTATTACTGTCTTCTAATGCGAATGAATCCGTGTTTGTTGAAAACTTGAAAAAGTTCCTTTCACCAAAAGATTGTCCGGCGAAATAAACGAACTGTTCTATTAGATAATTGAGTTGATTTTGGTACTCACACCAAACGATAAAGTCATACGAGACATCAACGTAATCAGGTATAGGTGTAACAAAATACTCAAAAGGTCTCTTATCTGCATTACCATACAACGTTGACCACTTGTCATATGGAGACTTTCTATTATACTTCGGTTGCATAATATACGATAATTGATTCGTATTAGCAACCTTATTTCTTCTCATTTCGTTTTTCATCGCTACATTTGAACGACGAAATGTGATGAGTGGTACAAGTGTCTTTCCTTTCTT